CCTGGAGCCTTGGCGCCGGTCGCGATCTCCTCGGCGGTCCTGGCCTCAGGAGCGAGCTTCGCGGCCGTTGCGAGGGGCGCTGCGGCGAGCGTATGCAAGGCCGCGTCGGGATTGAAGCCGCCGTGGATCGGCGATTGCAGATAGGCAGTGACATCGCGGCCGAGCTTGTCGGGGTCCGGCAATCCGACATTGGGGGCGAGGCCTGGGAACGGCTGGCGCGCAGTGTCGGCGACGAAATTCCCGGCGGCCTCCGCGCCCTGGTCGTAGAGCCCGCCAACCACCGCGCGCGGATCGACCGGGAACATCGTCTGCATGAGGCCCCGGTTAGGAGGCGGCGGAGGCCTGTACGGACTACCGGGCAGGTACGGGCCGGGCAGGTTGCCGAAGATGCTGTCGTCCCATCCGGCCATCAGACGCGCCCCTGCCAGATGCGGAACCGCGCGGCCTCGAAGCTGTTGAGGTAGCGCGCCCAGTCGCGCTCATCCCAATGCTCATGGCAAGAGCGCTCGTAGACTTCGATAGGCACGCGAGCGAGGAGCTTGTTGACGCCGTTGTGCGACATGGTCTCGCGGTCGCGGGCGACGCTGTCGAGGATCTCGTCGAGATATTGCTGAGTGTGGACGACGAAGTCGTCGGGACGCTCGTCGTCCGTGATCAGCGTGCGCCGCACGCCGTCCCGGTCGTGGTAGGGCGTGCGGCGCTCAGTCACTTCTTGATGCCGTTGAACAAGATGTGCGCGACGGGGTTGCGCATCTCCAGGCCCCACTCGCACACGATCATCCGCGTCTCGGCGTCGCCGACGCGCGCCATCAGGAACTGGCGGAAGGCGCGGAAGAAGGCGACGGCGGCGTAGTCGGGATCGATCAGGAGCCCGACATCGGGGGCGAGCCAGCGCGACGGCGCGACCTTGATGCGGCCGAAATCGGTCGCAATCACATCGATGGTCGAGACCACCTCCGTCTTGCCGACAAGGACCTGGGTGGTCGAGCGGCCGGTGAACGTCGAGATCGTGCGCTTCGGCCCCGGCGGGACGATCCACATCGTGGGCGATCCGCCGTTGGTGTAGGCGAGTTGCATCGCATCGCCGAGCATGGCCTCGGTGATCGAGACCTGCGATCCAGCCGCGACTGCCGCGAAGGCGTCGGTGGCGTTGACCGGCACGCCTGTGGTGACGGTGCCGGGCGCGATTGCCGCGAGGGGGTTCAAGTTCTTGTCGACGGCGCGGCCGAGCCAATGGGCGAACGCCTCGGTCGTGCGCGGCGTGGTCGTGTAGTTGGCCGAAGTGTCGGCGCTCTTCGGTTGCCGCGAGCAGAGGATGCTCTCCATGTCGCTTTTCAAGACTTTCGCGGCGAGGGCCATCTGGTGAGCCATCTCGCTCCCCTTGCCCGCCGCGTCGCTCTCCTCCTGCGAGCCAGAGACAGTCGCATCGCGCTCGCTGATCTGAGTGATGTTGTTGCGCCGCGTCGTCGGCGTGGACAGGCTGTTACTAAGCGAGAAGCCTTCCAGTTGAGCATTCGCAAGGTTAACTAGCGGCAGGTTCTCGGTCTGCCAGTCGAATTGTCGATTTTTTACGTTGCGTCGGCGAATAGCCGACATAACCGGCGTGTCGAATGGGTCGATGTTGTAGATTGCGTTCGAGAGATCTTCTCGGTTTGCTTGCGCGTTATAAGTAGTGAAGGCGTTGGTGACTACGGGCACGGGAGTTGATCCTTTCGGGAAAGAGGGATTATCTCCAGCCGATGCTGGATAAATCTCTGACCCGAACGGTCAGACACTGGGGCTCTGGCTATGCCAGACAGGTACGCTCCGGTTGACCCGGACTATCGCGACGGCCGGATAAGCGCGGCCATCACGGCGGCGGCGTCATCGACGCGACCGCTTTGCGCAAGCCGCTTCTGCGCGTCGTTCATGTTGCGGGCTTGCGAATTGCCGATGCGCGGGGCCGATCCCGGCCTGAGCGTGCCGTTGCGCTCAGGCTGAACGGGGAGCGGTTTATTCCTCATCATGTTGTCGTATTTGGCGGCCTTGTTGAGGACGGTGAGCATGCGCTCGTCGTAGGTCGAGCCGATCTCGTCCTCGCTGAAGCCAGCCTCCATCGCGGTGCGGCGCATGTAGCCGATGGCCTTGTCGACGCTCGCCTGATCGTTGAGCTTGTTCTTGCCGCAGAACTTGCTGAACTCTGCCCGCGCATAGTCGGCGGTGCGCCGGGCGTTGTCGTTGAACGCCTCCTGCTGCGCCGCCGCGCGCCGCTGGCGGATGGTGTTGAGCGTGCCGTAGACCTGCTGGTAGTTCTTTTGGAGCTGGTGGGCGCCTGCGGGATCGGTCTTGAAGAGCTGGTCCCAGTCGGGCTCCTTGGGGATCAGGGCGGCGAACTCCTGCTCCTGGTTCTGGCAGAGCTGGATGTAGGCGTCGCGCGCCTGCGTCGCCTCGGAGCCGCGATGATCGATGGTCTTGGCGACCTCGACCATCTGCCGCATGCGGTTGTTGAACGTCTCTTCGCGCTGATAGCCGCGCAAGGCCTCGTTGAGGCTGACCTCGCGCTCTTCGCCGTCTACTTGGATCTTGTACCGGGGCGAGGTGTCTTCGCTTGGTTCCTGTTCGGGACCGGCCCCTTTGTCTGGTTTTTGAGCGTTCGGATCGGCATCGTCGGCTTCTTCGCCGATCCGCTCGGGCGGCTCATTGAAGGCTGGGTCGTCGTTGTCGTTGGCGGGGGCATTCCTGGCCCGCGCGGCATCTTGAACGCTCCGCCTGGAGCGATCTTCATTCCCTTCCTCAGACCGGCCATCGGCAATTCTCCTTTCCTGCTCCAAGAAGCGGGGGTCGGCCCCGCCGTCGGAAGTGTCGCCGCTCGCATCGCCCTCGACCTCGCGCGGCTGGAAGATCGGTTCGGGAGCGCGCGTGGAGACGAAGCGGCCCGATTGATCGCGCGGCTTCTCGGCGTTCGGGATCTCTTGCGCGAAGGCCTCGCGGGCTTCGTCCATGCCGTCAGGAGCCATGGCGCATGCTCCGCTTGGCGGCTTCGCGGTAGTCGGTGAGCAAGAGGCCCAGCTCGACGAGGATGATGTCGAGCGCCCTTAGACGCGCGGCCAGTTCGTCCTGCGCCGGGCTCGCGTGCGGCGTTTGCAGGAGCTGCTTGATCCACTGCTCATGGAGCTTGCGGAAGACGTAGCCGAACGCCTTGTCGGCAAGGAGAGCCTTGGCGGCCTCGGAAAGCTCGCGCCGCTCGCTTAGGCTTTCGACATTCGTGTCGTAGTAGTGAGTGGCCGACATGGTCAATCATGGCGGCAACCAAGTTGGCCCAGCGCCAACCTACGGTTGCCTCAATGAATACTGCCGTTTCGCGCTCGATGTAAAGCTTCAGCCGTTGTCGCCGCCGTCGGATGGCGTCGTTGGCTTGGCCGCCTCCGCTGCGGCCTGCGCCACGTCCGCCAGGACCTGGGCCATGTCGACCTGATGATCGAGAGCGATCTGCGCCTCCTGCACGCGGATCTTCTCGGCGTCGGTGGCCATCTCCTGGGCGAGCTTGTCGCGCCGGAACGCCTCGTCCTGAGCCTGCTTCTGCACGTTGAACTGCTGGGTCCCGACATCCTTCGCGGTCTGCGCTTTGACCCGGTCGTTGTTCGCCATTGCGGCGATGGTCATCGCGTCGGGCTCCTTCGGCGCCGTCGCCATCCGCTGCAGCGTCTGCGGATCCGGCGTCTTGAAGTAGCGCGAGACGTTCTTGATGTTGGCGAGTTCGAGCATATCGGTGATGGTGTTAAGCATCTCGGGGATGCCGACCACCGGGTTCTGCGGCCCGAATTGCTGGAACACCATCGCCTGATCCTGCTTGATCTGCTGCAGGGTCATCATGCGGACGGTGTCGCTGCCCTTGCCGAGCGTCGGGTTGACCTCGACCGACATGTCGGCGTCGAACATGCTCGTGTGGTAGGTCTGCCAGCTCCCGTTGATGCGCAGCGTGCGCGACTGGTTTTCGTTCTCCACGATCTCGTTGAACAAGCCGTGAAACAGGTCGCGGTAGCCGGTCTCGGCCAGGACGCGCGCCACCAGCTCGGTGCGCTCCTGCTGTCCGTTGATGACCGCCTCGACGCCGATCATGGTCGAGCTTTGCAGCGCCTTCGGGTCCAACCCCTTGGCGGCGTCGCTGAGGCCCGTGCGGCGCTGCTGGACGGCGTCGAGATATTCGAGGACCGGCAGGGCCTGCTGGCCGACGAAGGGCGTGGAGGCGAACTGCACCGCGTTGCCGGGGTCGCCGCGCGTGCGGATGACCGCGCCCAAATCATCGTTGAGCGCGTCGTCGAGGTTGGTGACCAGCTCGTTGACGACTGTCTTCGGGTTGATGCTCTCGGCGAGGCTGTCGAGAACGCCCCTGGTCATATTGGTCTTAATTTTCTGGATGTCTGTGGTCAGGTCCGCAATGCTATCTCCGACCAACGTGTGCGAGATCGGATCGACGGAGAACAGCGCCATCTTGATGCGGTTGGCGGGCTCGTCGCGCACGATGGCGTGGTCCTCGCCCATGGTGCAGATGTAGCGCAGCTCGGCGACGCCATCTCCGTCGGTGTCGACGCGCACATAGAACTCGCCATAGAGGACGCCATCGCCGACGCGGGTCGACATGCCCCGCCCTGGATTACGGATCATCGCCTCCATCGTAAAATTGTGGACATCCTGCGTCTGCAGGTAGTTCGCGCACATGTCGCGGTCGTAGCCCATCGCGGTCAATTCATCGATGGAGGTGATCCGCTCATGGCCGACGATGCGCGACTTCTGGAATGTGCGCGCGTAGCGGTCGAGGCGCACCTCTTCCGGCGGCACGCCCTCGACGCGAGTGATCGGCTTGTTCTCGACCCCCTCGACGACCACGTCGATCCCGCCCTGGTCGTTCTGCTGCATCGTGCCGGGGACGACGCGCGCGGTCTGGTCCTCCGAGAGCAGCATCTGGAGCTGGTCCATGGTGATGTTGACGAACGTCTTGCGCTTGATCGCCTTGGTGTTGTCGGTCCACCATTTGACGAAGCCGGTCTTCAGCGTGAGCGCGTCCTTGAACGCGCCGTAGAGCGTGAGGAAACCGGCGTTGTCGTTCCAGAAGACGTAATTGACGTAGCGGGTCGCCTGCTCGGCCATCTGTTCGTCCTGCGGCGAGCGCGGGACGAGGCAGACGACGTTCTCGGACGGGGCGAAGATGCGGATCAGCGAGGGCAGCATCATCAGGATGGCGTCGCGCACGTCGGTCGAGACGAACGAAGACTTCGACGGGCCTTCGGACGGGCCGAGGATCTCCTCGTACGTCGCGTTCGGGTCCTCGACGATCAGCGTGTCGCTGTAAGGGCCGGTGACGCCGAGCGTCGGCAGCATGCCGTAGTAATATTTCTGCGCTTCGTCGCGCCTGGGCGCGAGGACCGAGTTCTCGTAATCCTTGCTGTCGGTGATCATCGCGTGGATGAATTGCCGGTAGCTGTCGGGATCGCCAGCATCGTACGAGGTCGGCGTGCCGCTGGAGCCGTCTTTGAAGGTGAAGAGGCGTTCGATGGCCATGGGCCAACCTGCTCCGAGGAAGAGAAACCGGCGGTCGCCGGGTCCCTCAGAGCAGACCGATGCGGAGCGAGCTTATCGCTTGCGCAAGCCCTGGCGCAAGCCGGAGTGGTGGGAAGTCAACGAGGATGGCTGGTTGATCGTAGACCAAGACTTCTGGGCTCGCCTCGATCAAAATTCCTGACGGCGCGCTGGACGCTGAAGGACTGGAAGGGCGTGCGCCGTCCGCACGCGGCGGCGAGGATGCGGCCGACCTCCCGCCAGCGCCGTCCCTCCTCGTAGAGGCGGATCGCCTCGATGGGATCGATCAGATGCCGAGCCAATGTCGTGCTTCCGGCGACCATCGATCTGCCTCGTCGAGGAGCGCGCGTTTGACTTCCTCGGGCGACGGCTCCGGGCGAGCGGCCTGTTGAGCAGCGGCCTGCTTCGCCTGCTCGGCCACCATGCGCCAGTATTCCTCGGAGAAGATTGAGACGGCCATCAGACCAGTCCCCTCAGGCGTCTGCGCATCGGGCCGCGCCTGAGCAACGAGGCCGAGAGGCCGGTGACGAGATGAAAGCCCACCGCTGCGGTCTGGAAGGCGTCGGCGCCGTGACTGTGCGGCCCTGGCCCATGCACCGGCTGGCCCATCGCGCTCTTGTGGTAGCCGCGCAGCATGGCGAGGCCGGTCTTGCATTTCGTCTCGTCGAACCAGGACGAGCCCAGGATCGCGCGGGCGGCGTTGATGCCATCCTCTTTCGAGCGGATGCGCGGCACGGTGATGATCGGCTCGTCGCGCGGGATGAGGTCGTCGAGCGTCGCGCGCCTGGACTTGCCTGAGGAGATCTCGCGCGCCTCGATATCGTGCGGCAGGAGGTGGCAGCGGTAGTCGTAGCCGCCTGCGGTCTTCCTGTCGCTCAACACCTTCGCCCAGTGGTCGAGGCCCTTGCCGACCGCCATGGTGTAGTCGATGAAGTGGATCTCCTTGCCGACGAGCTGCAGCCACCAGATCG